GTAGAAGAGTTCTATGACGAAGTAAAACAAATGTTTATAGATAAAACTATTGTACTACATAATGCTAAGTTTGATGTACAATTTATGTATCAAGCATTGAAGTTTGAGTTTCCAAAGTTTGAAGATACTATTCTTATGCACTATTGTTTAGATGAAACGGTAGGCTCTCATGGTCTAAAACAACTAGCTATGAAATTCACTGACTTAGGAGATTATGACAAAGATTTACATGACTACAAGAAAGAGTTTTGTAGAAAAAATAAAATCTTACTGGCAGATTTTAACTATGGTATGCTACCTTTAGATATTTTATCTCCTTATGCCTGTAAAGACGCTGATGCTACTTTTCAGCTTTATGATAAGTTTAAACCTTTAATAGATAAGAACTCTAAATTTTCTTATGTATACAAAGAATTATTAAAACCTGCTACTGAGGCTCTTATGTATTTAGAAGATACTGGAGGCCCTATTGAGCTTCAAGTACTAACTGATATTGAAGAAGATTTTAAAATTGATATTGAAGAGTGTATGGCTGAAATATCCATGCACCCTGCTATTAAAATTTTTGAGGAACAAGAAAAAAAGACTTTTAACCCTAACAGTACTTTTCATCTACGAGAGGTGCTATTTAACATATTAAAGCTTCCTTCTACTAAGAAGACTGCAACAGGTGCTAAATCTACAGACGCAGAAGTACTTTCTGAAATGAACAATCCTCTTGCAGATGCTATCCTTGATCTCCGTAAGAAAGTAAAACTTTCTACAACTTATATTAAAAATATTAAGAACGGAGTAGACGCAGATAATAGACTTCGTTCTAGCTTTAACATTATTGGAACTGCTGCAGGACGTCTATCATCTTCTGGAGTTCTTAATTACCAAAATCTTCCTAGAGATAAAGACTCAGGTATTAAAAAGTTTTTTAAAGCCTCTCCAGGATTTAAAATAGTACAAGCGGATTTAGGAACAGCAGAAGTATATGTGGCTGCTGCACTAGCTGAAGACTCTTTTTTACAGCGAGCTTTTGTAGAAGAATTAGATTTTCACTCTTACGTAGCTCATAGCATGTTTAAACTTCCTTGTGAGATTGATGAAGTAAAAAATTTATATGCTGCTGAAAGACAAAATGCAAAAGCTATTACCTTTGGTATTTTATATGGTGCTGGACCTTCTAAAATTGCAGAAACTGCTAATGTATCTATTGAAGAAGCTAAGCGCTTTATCAAGTTGTATTTTACTCAAGCAAAAGATTTAAAAAGATGGATTGATGGTAATATTTCTTTTATTAAAGAAAATCATTTTACTTATAGCGCATTCGGACGTAAAAGACGTCTTCCAGAAGCAGGAGCTGATTCTAGAGGGGTAGCTGCTCATGCAGAGCGGTCCGGTCTTAACTTTTTAATTCAAAGTGTTGCGTCAGATATTAACTTACTGGGTATTGTAGATACTGTTAAATGGGTACAAGATAACCAGTATCAAGATAATATTAGAATTTTTGCTACAGTACATGATTCTACTATTGCGGAGGTTAGAGAAGACTATATAGATATTTACGCAGATAACTTAGCTTTGAACTTACAAAAAGATAGAGGTGTGTTTATTGAGGGCAAGCCTATTAAGGTAGATATTGAAGTAGGTCCTAGTTGGGGGGAGCTTAAAGACTATCGATGATATATGTAAACGGGCTTTATAGAAGCGGCACTACTGTTTCTTTTAATATCTGTAAACAGTTAATCAATAATAGATTTATAGTTACAAATGTAAAAAAGTGTCATGAGAAATGGATAACATATCCTGTGTGCTCTACAGATTTTAATATATATTCCTATAGAGATTTAAGATCTATAACTGCTTCTATTATGAGAAAAAGAAACTTAACGGAAGAAGAATTTTGTGAGTGGTCCTATAAGCAATTTAATGTAAATACTTTTAAAGATTGGTTTGACTTTTTACTAGACTATGATCACTTAGTATTTGATAAAGCTATAAAAGAAGATTTAAAAGTACTCAGTCTTAGATATGAGTATGATATATTAAATATAGATAGAGCCATTTACAAAATAGTTAGATATTTAAATTTACTGCTGCCTAATTATATATTAGATGAGTTATCTGATAGTAATAGTATACAAAAGAATATACTAATATCGAATAAGTTACCTATCGGTGAGCAAGATCCTATCACTATGTATCATCATAATCACATTAATCTAGAACACACAGACTTTAAAAACTATATATCTGAAAAAAACTATAAGCATAACAGCAGACTAAATAATTGGTTAAGACTAAGAGGCTATGAGAAGTAAGTTTTATAATATAAAATATCCTATATTTACTTTAAAAAATTCTCCTGTAGATGAGATATTTAGAGATAAAAAGTTATTTATTAAAAAGGATTTTATCTCTTCTGATAGTTTACTATTAGTAGATAGCTGGGATAATATGTCTGATAATAACTACTTAAAGAGGTTAGAGTACTTAAATAGTGTTAATAACTATACTATAAAATACGATTATACTTGTACAAATTTAAGTGCGCTACTTCTTAGTAAAAGTAAATGGGGTTATGATAGTAATTTAAATACCCACTACTTTGATAACTACTATAAGCACTATAAAATGAGTTATAGAAAAATAATAAAAGTAAAAGAAACTGCTTTTTGGGTAGAAGATATAAGTCACCCTTTTGAGCTACCTAAATTTTTACTTAATATTGAAAATTTAAAAAACTTATGGGCGGGATTAGTCTACATAGATTTTTGTTGGCATATTTATGAATTTAGCGCTTTCTATAATAAAAAGGATAGAATAAGATTATGAGCTATACTAAATTTGTTTTAAAAAATGCTACAATCTCAGATAAAATCTATTTCAAAAAAGAAGATTTAGAACAAGAAGTAGATGATATATTTTATGATCATTTTCACTATAAAATAGGTGATGAATTTGCTACTACTTTTCAATTTCCTGAAGAAGGAGAATATACTCATTCTATACCTTCAGGGTCTTTTTATAAAATAGACTTTAAAAATGTGGTAGATAATAGACCTCTTTTTAATAGAAGAAATTGGAAATTTAAAGGTAAGCTAAAAACAGAACAGCAACAAGTAGCTAATAAAATATATAAAAATGAAAGACTGTATAACGGTCTTATAAAAGCTCCTTGTGGTTGGGGTAAAACTTTTCTTGGTTGTTATTTGATAGCTAATAATTCTAAACCTACTGTTATTATAGTACATACTAAACTATTAGCATATCAGTGGTATGACTCTTTAAAAGAATTAATACCTGGAGAAGATATAGGGTTTATTGGCGATGGTAAACTACAGGTAAAAGATATTACAGTAGCTATATATAAAACTCTTATAAATCATCTAGACACGCTAAAAAATAATTTTGAAGTAGTGTTAGTAGATGAAGCACATTTATGCCCTGCTGAAATGTTTAGCAAAGTAGTCAACGGGTTAAGTGCCAGAACTAAAATAGCTTTATCTGCTACCCCAACTAGAAAAGATGGTATGCATATAGTATTATCTGACTACTTTGGTCCTAACAGAATAACTGCAATAGATAAAGCACGTCTTACCCCCTCCGTAGAGGTTGTACGTACAGATATTAATTTTAGAATAAGAAATCCTGCTAGAGACTGGGCACTAGCTTTAAATACTTTAGCAAGAAACGATAACTATATAGATTTAATATGCGATACCGCTAGAAGAAAAATAGCACTAGGTAGATGTATATTAATAGTAAGTGAACGAATTGATATGCTCAACGGTATACACGAAAAGTTAGAAGGGTCTAGGCTTTTAGTAGGCGCAACTAAAAATTCGGATAGAGAATATATATTAGAAAATGCTGGTAAGTCTATTACTGCTATACTAAGTACAAAAATATTTGATGAAGGAATATCTTGTCATAGATTAGATACTATATTCTTTACCTGTCCTCAAAATAACTATGCTAAACTAGAACAGAGAATAGGTAGGATAGTAAGAGAACACGAGGAAAAGAAATTTCCTCTCATTGTAGACTTTTGGCTACGAGGACCTATAGTAAAAAACATGCAAGAAAAAAGATTACAATGGTATGATAAGCAACAATTTCATATAAATTCAAATTAATATTGACAGCAGGTCTCATGAAGCGTATACTATTAAATATATTAGAAATAAAAAAAGCTGCTAAAAATATTAAAGATGCAGAAGTTTTATTAACCTTTGCTGTAGCTATAGGACCTAATAAAATAATATCTAATAACTTTTATAACTTAAAAGAAAAGTTAAAAATAGATAACTTTCCACAATTTCTTATTACTAAAGGATATTTTGATAAATATCCTGATAAAATCGTCTCTAGATTTACAATAGAAGAGCCTCAGTGTTATATGACAAACGGTTCATGGTTACACTATTCTCTTCCTAGTAATATCAAAAGCGATTACCTACATATCCTTGGTCAGAGAAGTTTAGATAATAAAAATAGATTTTTGCCTGATTATTTTGTAGATACAAAATATCATAAAAATCCTCTTATAAACCATTCTGATCGGAAAATAAAACTTATATTGGAGAAATAATATGGCCTTACAATGGACAAACTTAAAAGTACAACCTGCAAATAATAGCGGGGGGAATAGAAATATTGAGCGTATTAAGCTCACAGAAGGAGAAAATAAACTTAGATTAATTGGAGACGTGATGCCTCGTTTTGTTTATTGGGTAACCAATAACGAAGGTAAAAGAACTCCTATCGAGTGTCTAAGTTTCGTAAGAGAAAATGAAACCTTTCAAGAGCAGGAAGGCATTGATCCTGTAAAAGAAATTGATCCTGATATTTATCAAGATAAACCTGTATTCTCTTATGTATGTAATGCAGTAGATAGAAAAGATGGTGCTATTAAGCTATTCGATCTTAAACCTACTATTTATAGACAAATCTTAGATTATGCTATGAACCCAGAGTACGGTAATCCTTCAGACACAGAAGAAGGATATGACATTACTATCAAGAAAGAAAAAACTGGACCACAAGTTATGAATGTAAAATATACTTGTATCCCTTCTAGAAGAACTGTACCTCTTACAGAAGAAGAAAAAAATGCTGAACTTTTTGAGCTAGAGAAAATCTTTAAACGTCCAACCTATGAAGCTCAAAAAGAATTTTTACTTCGTAATACCGCCTATTTTTCAGAAGCAGTAGCTGCTGATTTAAGAGTAGACGATGATGAAAGAATGGAAGATATTTAATGACTAAAAGAAAATTATCTGAGTACTCAGGTAGTAAAGGGGAGCCTTCCAGCTCCCCTAAAACTTCTTCTGAGGCTAATAACAAACCTAAAGAATCTCAATCAGAAACATCTATCGATGCTAAAGCTTTTAAAGAACTATCTACTCCTAAGGGAATAGGTAATCCCTCTTTAGAAGGGGTAAAAATACCTGAAGACGGAAAAGCATATTTTAATCAGGTAGGGCCTCAACAAGTAAAGTTAGACTCTGAAGAGCTTAAAAAAATGAATATATTCTTTGCTACCCCCTGTTATGGAGGAATGGTTACAGATCAATATTTTTTAAGTATGTTTAAGCTATCTCAAGCTATGATTCAAAACGGTATTAATTTTAGAATTACAACCTTAAGAAATGAAAGCTTAGTAACTAGAGCTAGAAATATATTAACAGCTATGTTTATGGCAGATGAGTCGGCTACCCATTTAATGTTTATTGATGCTGACATAGAATTCGAGGCGGATTCAGTATTAAGAATGTTAGCTATGAATAAGAATATAACTGCTGCAGCCTACCCAAAGAAAACAGTAGACTGGGCAGGAGTTAGTAGAGCAGTAGAAAGAAAAGAAGAAGACCCTGCAACTTTTGGGGCTGAGTATGCTATAAATTTAAAGTTTGAAAATAGAGAAACTAAAAAAGTAGCTAGTTCAGATGGCGCTGTAGAAGTGTTAGATGCTTCTACAGGATTTTTTATAGTAAAAAAAGAAGTAGTTAAAGCTATGTTTGAAGCCTATCCAGATTTATTTTATAAGAACGATAGCTCTATAGATCCAAAGTTTAATAAGTACTGCTATTCTCTATTTGATACAATACATGATCCTAAAGATAATAGGTATTTATCTGAGGACTATACTTTTTGTAGGAGATGGCAAGCTTTAGGGGGTAAAATATGGGTAGACCCTAATACTAAGCTTAATCATGTTGGTTCTTTTACTTTTCAAGGAAACTTAAACAAAATATTTAATTATGGCGGTTAAAATTCTTTCCAGCGCAGACTGGCATATACTACTAAGAAAAAAGAAAGTGCCATATGCTTGGCAAGAAAATAGATTTAAGCTCATGTTTCAAAAGTTACGTGAGCTTGAATCTTCTTGTGACGTTCATATTATAGCAGGAGATGTTTTTGATAAAAAACCGGAACCTGATGAGATTTGTTTATTTCTTAGTTATATTAACTCAGTAACTATAGATACTTTTATAATACCTGGAAATCATGAAGCAACTAAAAAAGGAGAGACCTTTTTAGAGTACTTTAATCAAGATAATGCTATAACTAATACCAAAGTAAAAATAGTAACAAAAAATGCTAGATACTCTTCTCATAACAAATGGTTTCAGTTTTTTCCTTACGGGGAGATGCAAATAGGTAATATACCTAAGTATGTAAAGGATGATATTTTAGTAACACATATAAGAGGAGAAGTTCCTCCTCATGTAAGTGAAGAGTTTGATTTTGAACAATTAAGAGAGTGGCCCTTAATACTACTAGGAGACTTGCATTTTAATCATAAGTACAAAGATTATAATGCTTACTATCCTGGCAGCCCTTTAAATACTCACTTCGATAGAGATTTTAAACGACAGTATGGTATAGATATATTTAACTGTATAGACTCTCAAAACTATTCACGAGAGTTTGTAGATTTAAAGCTTCCTAAATTAATTAGAAAAACAGTGTCTAAACAAAAAGATATAATTCCTCATGAGTATGACCATGTAATATACGAAATTACAGGGTCTATAGATGAAGTATCTAAAATAGAGAACTCAGACTTAATAGATAAAAAAATAGCTATACAACCCACAGAAGATTCTAAACTGGATCTTAGAAATAAAAGCTTAGTAGAGGAATTAGAAGAGTACTTATCTTATATAAAAATAGAAGATAAACAACCTATTATAAATCAATTTAAAGAGTTAGGTATAAAATAAATTATGTCTATTATTCTAAAAACTTTAAAATTTAG